GCGTGGGGGACAAATACGAATAGGGGATACATGGTGGAATGGGGGAGCATGGCGATTGATGTCTTATCTTAAAGCTACACCAGAACAGATACGTAGAATAATAAATAAATATGGTGAAGATTATCGTCCAATTTTTGGGGATGGAGATGTTAAAGGATTGGATCTTGGAATAAAGAGATTTTTTTTGGAATTGTATGTTATAACAGGAGGAAAGTATTACAATTTTACAGATCCAATGGATGCTAGAACTTACGGAATTATAGTAAAACATTGCTTGGAAGCAATTGCTGCTAGAGCGACTCATCTCTTTGGGGAGGAATGGAGAATCATAAAAGGAGCAATGCCGTCAGGTTCTTATATCACTTCTCATGGTGATTCTTGGATAATGATGTTAATGTTCTCACTTTTTATACAGTCTGTTTGGGAAAAAAATCCCGGCCACAGGGTAGAAATTGACAAATGTTGTAGAAAGTTGTGGATCAACATGGTAATTTACGGGGATGATCATATTCTTAGAACTATCAAAAAATTGCATCATATTATTAGTGAAGATACCTTTGTCAATTTTTTTGTATAATTTTTTTGATTTAAAATCACGAGATGTCAGACCTAATTGTGAATATCTCAGTATTCCAGATGCGTTTGGTGGACTAAAAAAAAGAGGATTGATATTTTTAAAAAAATATTTCATTGAATTACCTTCCCATATGATTCGACCCAATTTAAAAATGCCTCCTGTTGTCCCCTATCGACCAGTAGAAACTTATTATCATAGAATCGCTTTTGGTAGTAATCCGGATAGGGACATCTTGGATCAGATACTTTCGTGCATAGGAAATGTTTATGATACCATGGGTACAAATGTGGTAGCTTACAACTTTCTGCGCTTTATGCACGCTTATTTAGTGTCAAAAGTTAATGTTGAGAAAACAGCTTTGTCTGAACAATTATATACTAGAGTTATGAAGCCTGAGTCAAAGGATATTACAAAATTGATGAGGAAGTGCGGAATTGGATTTCAGGAATTGGTCAGTGATTTTCCTACGTTGGATACCTTAGTTGTTAAGAATGCTATCGTCGGTCATGGAGAATTTACCAAGTATCCGGTATATTGATCGTTTCGGAGAACGAATAATCTCCGGCTCATAGAACCACCAACTGAGAAAAAATGTGGAAAAC